TTGCCAGCGGCGAAAACCGTGGATGACGTCGCGGCGCTGCTGCCGTGGAATATGAAGGATTTGCATACCCCCGATTTAACCAGCGGCGTGACTTCCTGAACAGTCTGGGGTTGATGGATCGCTTACTATCGATCCGCGCCGAGCAGGCCGTCCTGGGCGCGCTACTGGCCGACAACGACGCACTGGACCGTACGCCCGACCTCGATGCAAGCCAGTTTTACCGCAACGACCACCGGCTCATCTTCGAAGAAATCCGTCGTCAGGTTGTAGCCGGCCACCGCGCTGACCCGCTGACGGTCTACGAGAAGCTTGCCGACAAAGTCGACGACTGCCTCCGATACCTCGCAACGCTGCGCCAATCGTCCGTTAGCGCCGCGAACATCGCGCACCACGCGGCAATCGTGACCGACAAGGCATCTAAACGGGCGCTGGTGGCACTTTCAGATGAAATGCGGGAACTCGCCGCATCTCATCAATCCGCAGCCTCCTGCGTCGATCTGATGGCTTCTAGGCTCGAAACGCTGGCGCACCGGAAAACGTCGGGCGAGCCGATGCGCATGGACTCGATGTTGAGCGACTACGCGGACGTGCTCCAGCAGCGCATGGACGGCACCATCAAGCCGATCAGTACCGGCCACCGTGACCTCGACTCGATGCTCGACGGCGGGCTGGAGCGAGGCACGCTGACGGTCATCGCAGCCAGGCCCGGCATGGGCAAGACTGCGGCCGGCCTGGGCATTGCTCGCAATGTGGCCGGGTGGGGCTCGTCGCTCTTTCTGTCGATGGAAATGGCGCGCAACCAAGTCAACGACCGAAACATCGCGGCGATGGGTTGCATTCCGATCAAGTGGCTGCGCAAACCATCCGAGGCCGATTCGCCGGGTAGCCAGAACACATTCCACTGGACCGCCATGACGCATGCGTTTAAGAAATCGCAGGAGTTGAACCTGTTCATCGATGACAAGACCGGATTGAACATGCTCGAGATCCGGGCCAAAGCGCGCGCGGTGAAACGCAAAGCCGGCCTGGACCTGATCGTGGTCGACCAGCTCTCGTTCATCGTCGGCGGGAAGTCGGACAAAAGCTACGAGGCGGTCGGCGAACATACCCGCGCGCTGGTTGCGCTGGCCAAGGAGCTCGATTGTGCGGTGGTGCTGCTCTGCCAACTGAATCGGGAATGCGAGAAGCGGACCAACCGCCGCCCGATCATGGCCGACCTGGCGGTGTCAGGCTCCATCGAGCAGGATGCCGCCAACATCCTGTTCCTGTACCGCGATGAAGTCTATAACCCCGACACTCCGGACAAGGGCCTGTGCGAAGTTCAGTCAGTGAAGCAGCGTCAGGGCGAGCCCGGCACGATCGCGCTCGGGTACATCGGGAATCAGACACGATTCGATGATTTGCCATATCCATGGCGACCACATTCCAGAGAAGAAAAGCCTGCACGGCGTGGCTTCGGCGCGGGCTAAGTTCATCGCACAGCACGCACAACGACAAACACAGAAAATCGGGACATAGCATGAACGATCAGCAATTACACGCGTACTGCCTGGAGTGGGTTTCCTGGTGCTTCACTCGGCGGTTCTGCATCAAACCGGGGACGCAAAGCCAGTTGACCAAGATGCAGCCGAGCCGGTCAGGCGTCGAGGGCAATGCGCGCGACAACAACGAAATTATCCAAAACCGGAGGGCGAAATGAGCCAAGTAAATCAGGTAGCGCAGAAAAATCACGGCGGTGAAAAGCCGGCAGTTTCGCTCAAAGTCATGAAGGAGCGCGGCATGCCGGGCGTGTCGACCGTCAAGAGCTGGGGCGTCGATCCGCGCCTGGTGCAGTTCGAGCCTGGCTTTAACCGCCCGATCAACCGCGAGCACGTCGAGTCGATCAAGGCTTCGCTGCGGGCCGGGTACGAGCTGGACGACATCAAGGTCCGGATCGAGGACGGCGTCATCATCGCGGTCGACGGCCACCACCGGGTCACAGCGGCGGTGGAATGGCTGGCCGAGCCTGGCGTGCGCGAGCCCGAGGGCGGTTTTCAGCTGGGCGCCAAGCAGTTTCGCGGCGGTGATGCAGAGCGCGTCATCCACCTGATCACCAGTTCGCAGGGCCTGGGCCTGACGCCGCTGGAGCGCTCGGCACAGTATCGCAAGCTCGTCGGATGGGGCTGGACGCCGGCCGCGATCGCGGAGGCGGTAGGGCGGTCGGTGCAGAACGTCAGCGATGCCCTGGTGCTTGCCGATGCAAACAGCGACGTAAAGCTGGCCGTCACCGAGAAGCAGATCAGCGCGAGCAACGCGGCGAAGATAGTGCGCCAGAGCGGCGGCCGCGCCGGCGCCGTCATCGCTGGGCACGTCGAGGCCGCACGCCTCCAGGGCAAGGCAAAGGCCACAGCCAAGCAAATAGCCGGGAACACCCCGAAAGACCTGGTCGCAGCGATCCGGCGCGAGATCGATAGCGGCGGGACATTCCGCGCCGAGGAAGTCTGCCCGACGTTTGCGGACTTGATCACCTACCTGCGCGGAACTGCTGCTGGCCGCCCTCACGCTGAACAAGGAACAGAATGATCGAGTACATCAATAAACGAATGATCGAGTGGTCGACTTGGTGCAAGCGCCGTGAGGATGGCGGCATGGGCTACCCGTCAAAGTCTAATTATTGCAGCCTGGTGCAGATCCACGGCGCCGGCGGTGCTGGCCCGATCACCGAGGCTGCGGCCGCGCTGGAGATCGAGAGCATCATCATCGCTATCCGCAAGGCGAACCCGGCACAGTACGAGGTGGCCAAGTGGTTTTACCTGGCCGGCAATTTCACCATCAAGCGCATCGCGCAGGAATTGAAGTGCGGCGAGTCGACCGTCTATAACCGCCTGCATGCGTTGCACTTGACGGTGATGGATGGCCTGCACGATATCGAGATCGAGGCGCAGGACCGCGCCGAAGAGGCCAGGGCGGCGCAACGACTTAATCCGCTTGCCAAATTGGAGGGTTAGGGTTATATTGTGCTACGCTTGCTCATCTGTACGTAGGTGACATTGAAGAAAGCCAGCATCCTCACGGATCGTTGGCTTTTTGCATTTCAGGTCACCGTTAGCATGGCTGAAAGGTCGAAGGCAATGGACTTCTGGTCCTCGAAAAATGGGGAGTCGGCACGTAAATTTGCTGGCTGTTGTCTTATAGGCATCCGTATAGTGCCATAATTCTCGGTACGATCGACCGGTCGTAATGAAAATTATGGGAGGAAATATGCAAATTCGCTATTTGTCTACTGTCGCCTTTATTGTTATGTTAAATGAAAGTGCATGGGCCGTTCCGGTTGTTAAATCAGCACCTGTTCCCGCATCACCTGTCATCGAACGACGGACTCATACCTATTTGACATTTGCGTTTGCTGATGTGAATTTCTATGACGGGTCAAAATTTGGAAATGGTATGGCAAAAATCACGCTTTCATTGGAAAATGAAGGAAGTGATCTTAAATCTGTTTTGTACAATGATACTAGATCGGGTGGCTGGCATACGCAAAATCACATGGAACAGTTCCAGATTACCTTCATTCTTCTTAATGCAGTAGGAGCTGAATTGGGGCGCGTTCAGGAGAATGGCTATATTGGGTGCAGGGAATATCTAGGTAGCGTGAAGCGTAAGACGACTCCTGAGATTGGCAGTGTAATCGCTCAGGTCGCATCGGTGCGAATGGATGTAGGACCGCAAGCAGTAGACGCCTGCTAGTCTTAACAGTGCGTGCTCCCCGGCGAGTGATGTTGATTCCTCGCCGGTTGCAAGTGCTCGGAAAGCCTTGCACATATTTTCCATAGTTTAGCCTGCACGTCGGTCTTCTGCTGGGGGGGCAACTTCCCTCGCAGCTCAACTGATTCATCCTGGCTGATGGTCCTCCATGGCAGAGACCACCAAGCCCGACAAACACCTGGTGCGCGAATACATGGACCGGCGCACGCACGCCGAACATGAGCCGCCGCCAAGCGCCGACGAGATACGCCGCATCTTGGGATGGGAGCTGATCCCGCACAACAACGAACCGGAAGCCGAGCCATAAGCGAGCGCAGAAGAACGCTTGGCTCAAGATCACCATCCAGTTGGCTGTGTGCGAGAGCGACATCGCCGGGAAGGCGCGGCACTCGTAGGCATGGGTGCCATAGGCAAACGCCTATAACAATGGATAAATACCCTTTTTGCATGGCGCGGTCACTCTATACTGTATTTTCATTAATAACAGTGGAGTTACAGATATGTCAGATATTGCCAAAGGAAAAGTTGTTCAGCTGATCAGCGGTGGTCCGCAGATGTCAGTGGTTGATGTTTCGGATTACAACCACAGCGGTAAAGATGATACGGCGAAATGCGTCTGGTTTGACGCTAAAAATGTCAGGTGCGAAGACGTGTTCGATGTAGCTGTACTCAAGCTGTATGAGGCGCCAGCCAGCGACTCGATGCGGGTAACTAGGGCTTGAGGATAAGTAACATGAATAATTTCAGCCGCCTACGGGCGGTTTTTTATTGGGCGGAATCGTTATGAACCATGAGATTTTTAGCATAGGCCAGTTGATTGTATGCTATGCACCGCCGAACCTGCGCTCAGTAATGCCAGGGAATAAGGTAATGCTCCGCTCGGGCGGTCCAGAAATGACCGTGTGCGATACAAACGCCCGAGGCCAAGCAATTTGCCAATGGATGGGTACCGATGGCCTCACTCGCTCAGTATTCGATTTGGAATGCCTCACTTGTTACGGCGCACGCTGAATTCACCATGACCGAGCACACCGTTATCTGCACCCTCACCGTTCACCGCGCATGGTGGCTGGCGCCCTACTTGAATACGCTCGCCTTCGTGTGCGCGCTGACTGGCCTGGAGCCGGATCTGCGCAAGGCGAGCCGCATGATCGAGCGGGGCGTGACGCTCAAGGCCACGCCGGTTCGCTGACCTTTGTGCGCGCCATCGCACTCCAGCGGCGCGACTCGTAATAGCGGGTGCAGTCACCGATGAACCATGGCTACGGACTCCCACCGCAGGGTATCGCGGGTACTCGCGTAGAGCAGGCGGTGACACTTCCTACCAACCAACATGAGGAGAAGTACTGATGTGGAAAAATATGCTGGACCGCCTATTCGGGCGTGAGCAGGTGGCCGCGCCGATCGCACCTGTGCAGTTCAAACTTGCGGCCGGCGATACGGTGGTGCTCAGCTACTCCAAGTTCCTGAGCATGGAGCAGCGCAACCGCCTCAAGGAGATGGCGCTCACGGACCTGCCCGCCGATGTCAAGGTACTGGTGCTTGAAGGTGGCATCGATATGCGCGTGATCAACCGCACCGATTGTGCTAGCGGCATCCTCGCGCAGCTGGAGACCCAGACCAAGATCATGGCGGCCAATGCTGAGAAGGCTGACCGTGATTCGAAGCTGTATCGGGAATCGCTCAAGACCTACGCGACAATCGAAGGAGCAGATCATGAGCAACACTGACCACAACAGGATCACCAGCCTGATCGAGCAGCGCATCCGTGAGGAAGTGCAGCATGAGGGCCGCAAGGCAGTCGATGCATTCGAAGCGGTGATCAAGGCCGAGCTCGCCAAGATTGGCGTCTCGACCTGGGGCACCTGTATGCACCGGCTCGTGCTTGAGGTACGCACGCAGCACCTCGACAGCCTGGTCAGCAAGCGCATCGTTGAGCTGGTCGATAAGCTGGTGCAGGCAGGACAGCCAACCGCCCAAGCTGAGCCCGCAGCACCCACGTTCCAAGTGGGCGATAAGGTGGTGCTGAATTCAGGCGGGCCGGTGATGACGGTAACCAGCCTTGTCGGCTACGACGGAAATCTGGTGTGTGAATGGGCAAATGGCGAAGAGACCGATCATTCGTGCTTTCCCCCAGCGGTACTGGTCCGCGCCGGCACTGTGCATAACCCCATTCGCCCGTGAGGCTGCAAACCCTCAAGCCGCGCCTCAAGGCAGCAAGCCCCGGCCGCACCCTCCCTGTCGCATCCCATCAAGTAGCTCAGCGCCTCCGTGGTAGCGCAGGGGTAGCCGACCGCATCAAGATCAGAGCACGCGACAGTGGCCTGTGCCAGATGTGCAAGAGACCCGGCTACCTGGTCGACCACATCAAGCCGCTGTGTGAAGGCGGATCGGATGACGATACCAACAAGCAACTACTGTGCGCCCCATGCCATGACGCGAAGTCCGCGCAAGAGGCGGCGGCACGGTCAGGATCGTAACACCGAGAAACATTTCACCGGTGCAATGTGTTGCATCTGTGCATGGGTAGGGCGGGTCGAAAGTCTGGGGCGATTTTGGCCGGACACCCCTAGTTACCTCACGCGCAAAACTTGGCCCCTTTTCAAACGGAAATTCAAATGGCAGGCGTAAAAGGTAAGAGCGGCGGCGCCAGAGTAGGGGCTGGCCGCAAGAAGAACCCGGAGAACGAAGGCGATGAGTTCGTTCAATCTACGGAGGGAATGACCCCGGTTGAGGTGCTGGAGTTCTTCATGCATCACGACGCCGTTCCGGTTGCGCTGCGCCTTAAGGCGGCCGGCCTGGCCGCTCCGTTCCGTCATAAAAAATTGGGCGAGGGAGGCAAGCCCAGTGCTGGCGATACGGACAAGCCGGCGCCGTCTGCTAAATATGGAACCCGCACTCGTCCAGGCGAGAACACTCAGCATTAAGGAAAATAGATGACACAGTCCACAGCGTGCCTAGATTGGGAACGCAGGATTGTTGCGCGTGAATCACTGATCTGCTTTCCGCCAGCGTATCCAGATCGGGCCGCCGAGGCATGGGAGATAGTTGGTGGGTTTCGGCTCGTCGACATCGAAGGTCATCCGATGATTCGCGATGTATCGCTGCCCTGGCTGCGCGAGTTCGTCGAGGCGGTTTTTGGGTCCGAAACACCAGAAGGCCGCCGAATTATCAACGAGTTCCTCTTCATGGTCAGCAAGAAGAATGCAAAAAGTACGATCGCTGCGGCGATTATGCTTTGTGCGCTGATCATGAATTGGCGATCCCAGGCCGAATTGTTGATCCTGAGCCCCACGAAAGAAGTCGCGGACAACAGCTACAAGCCCATCGCTACGATGATCCGGGCAGACCCGGAACTTGAAGCGCTGCTTAAGGTGCAAGACCACTTTAGGCTGATCACGCACACGCAGAATGGGGCGACGTTAAAAGTGGTGGCTGCTGATAGTGATGCCGTCTCCGGGAAAAAAGCATCGTTCGTCTTTGTCGACGAGTTGCACGAGTTTGGCAAGCAAGCCCGAGCGTCGAACATGTTGCTGGAGGCGACCGGCGGATTAACCTCGCGGCCTGAAGGCTTCGTGATCTATGCGACCACCCAATCAGCGGAGCCGCCAGCTGGCGTATTCAAAGACAAGCTTGAGTACGCGCGCAAGGTCCGCGACGGCGTCGTTCACGATCATCGCTTTTTGCCGATCATTTATGAATTCCCCAGGGCGATGCTCGAATCCGGCGCCGCGCGGGACCTGAATAACGCATATGTCACGAACCCAAACTGGGGGCGGTCTGTCGATATTGAACGAATCACCCAGCTGCACCGCACAGCCAAAGAAGGGGACGAAGGCAAATTCAAGGAGTTCCTTGCCAAGCACTTAAATATTGAGATTGGTCTTAACCTGCGCTCTGATCGGTGGGCCGGCGCAGACTTCTGGGAAGCAGCTGGCGACCCAACTCTATCCCTGGATGCCCTGCTCGAACGCTCTGAGGTCGTAGTGGTAGGGATCGACGGTGGCGGGCTTGATGACTTGCTTGGCTTGGCGGTTATAGGTCGCGAGCGAGACACGGGACGCTGGCTTCATTGGGGGCATGCATGGGCTCACAAGATTGTGCTGGAGCGCCGAAAGGAGATTGCGCCACGCCTGATGGATTTTCAGAAGGACGGCGACCTCACTATCGTTGACGTCCCAGGCCCCGACATCAGAGGGGTAGCGGACATTATTTGCAGGATCAGGGATGCAGGAATTCTCCCGTCCAAGCATGGCATCGGTGTTGACGGCGCTGGCATTGGCGCAGTGGTCAAGGAGCTGAGCGCAAGGCAATTCTCGATCGAATCAAACGGCGATATTGTCGCCATTAGCCAGGGCTGGCGCCTGAATGGCGCAATAAAAGACACCGAGCGGCTAATAGCCGGCGGCGAGTTCATACATTGCGGGCGGCCGATCATGGCTTGGTCCGTGAGCAATGCTCGCGTTGAGCAGCAACGCAACGCAATCAGCATAAACAAGCAGGTTTCTGGAGCGGCGAAGATCGACCCGTTAATGGCCCTGTTCGACGCAGCGTCATTGATGGCGCTGAACCCCGAAAGCCAAGGAGACATCAGTGATTTTCTCAACGACCCGATTAGCGCATGAGCCTGTTTAATTCCTTCCGTGGGTGGCTGGGCCGAGGCGGCGCCATTGCCGAGACCCAGGGCACGCAGGCCGGCTTGCCTGGTGCCGCGCTGACGCTTGACACGACGAGCATGGGCGTCGACGGCGCGCTGCAAATCAGCACCGTGTGGGCATGCATCGACCGCCGCGCGACGCTGGTGGCCAGCCTGCCGTTCTTCGCGTACGAGCAGGTTGACGGCGAGAAGGTGCTGGCGCGCAAGTCGCGACTGTACGAGCTGCTGCACGAATCGCCCAACAGCCGCATGACGCCGTTCGAATTCTGGCGCGCCATGATGATGAACCACGACTTGCGCGGCAACGCGTACGCCCGTATTGATCGCGACGGCGCCGGCGAGGCGGTTGCACTTTGGCCGATGCCGGCCGACCAGGTCGAATCCGAGGTTCTCCAAAACGGCTCGATGATTTACAAGTACCGGATCGGCAACGATGTTGCCGTGTTCTCCGATCGGAACGTGCTTCACCTCAAGAACCTGGGCAACGGCACTACCGGCCTGTCCAAGCTGGAGTTCATGCGTGCGACGCTTGACGAGGGGGCTAAGTCGCAGGCCGCCGCCAGCAAGCTGTTCGCCAACGGTGGCAAGCCGAGCGGCATCCTCATGATCGACAAGGTGCTGGATAAGGCCCAGCGTGCGGCAGTGAAGAAGAACTTCGAAGATATGGCCGAGGGTGGAATGTCGCGGCTGTTCGTGCTCGAAGCCGGCATGAAGTACGAGCAGCTGAGTTTATCGCCGGTCGACCAACAGCTGCTGGAAACCCGGAAGTTGACGACGGAACTGATTTGCCAGTGGTTCGATGTGCCACCAGTGCTGGTGCACCACTCGAATGTGACCGCCTGGGGCTCGGGAATCGAGCAGCTGATCCAGGGCTTCTACACCACCGCAATGCGACCGACGCTGATCAACATCGAGCAGGCCGTGCGCAAGCGCGTGATGACCCCGCGCCAGCGCGTCACGATGACGGTGGAGTTCAGCCTGGACGCTCTCTTGCGTGGCAATCCAAAGGATCGGGCGGAAATTCTGGCGAAGCTGCTGCAAAACGCCGTCATTTCGATCGCGGAAGCACGCCAGTTGGAAGGCTGGCCGTACAAAGAAGGCACAGACGGGCTGAATATCCAGTCGAACCTGGTGCCGCTTGCCATGCTGGGCCAAGTCAAACCCGCATCCGGCGGCGCCGGCGCAACTATCGCTCAATAGCAGAGGAATCACATGGAACACAAAGCACTTGCCATCGCCAACGCTCAGTTCAAGCTGGAAAGCGACGATGCGACATTCGCCGGCTATGCCTCAACCTTCGGGAACGTAGATTCGTACGGCGACACCATCGTAAAGGGCGCCTACGCCGACACGTTGAAGCTGAACGGGCTGCCGAAAATGTTCTTCAACCACGATTCTAACGCCGTCCCGATCGGCAAATGGGTCGAGGCGAAGGAAGACGACTACGGCCTGCTGCTTCGCGGCGAGTTCACGCCCGGCAATGCGCTGGCCCAAGAGGTCAAAGCGGCCCTGAAACATGGCACCGTGGACTCCATGAGCATCGGTTATGCGCTGAAAAAGGGCGATTACGAGGACACGCCGGCTGGCCGCACCATCAAACGGGTCGCGCGCCTGGCCGAAACGTCGATCGTGACCTTCCCGGCCGACAAATTCGCGCGCGTGGACCTGTCAAGCGTGAAGGCGTTCGCTGACGACTTGGCCCAGGTCGAGACCATCCGAGATTTTGAATATTTCCTGCGGGATGCGGGGAATTTCAGTAAAGGGGCGGCGCAAGCGCTGACCGCCCGCGCCAAGGCGCTGTTTTCCCTGCGGGATGCAGGCGACGACGCCGAGGCGACCAAGAACGAGGCCGAAATCTTGGCCCGCCTTGAGCGCATGACGAAATAACCCGCATCAATTTACCCATGTAAGCCGCCTTGAGCGGCTTTTTTTACGCCCAAAGGAAAAAAATGTCCGATCAGATTATGAAAGCCTTCGACCGTGTCGAAGCAAAAATGGCCGAGATTTCGACTAAAGCCGACGCCGAAATGAAGGAACTTGGCAAAGTATCGAGCGACACCAAGGCTGCGATCGAGTCCGTGGGCATCGAGCAGCGCACGATGGCCGATCGCCTCCTCGTTCTCGAGCAGCAGAAGTCCGCCCAAGCGGACGCGCCACCTGCCGACGAGTCGGTCGGCGCGCAGTTCGTCAAGCATGCCGCGTACGACAACTTCATCAAGCAGGACGGCCGCGTGCGTACCCGCATCGAGGTGAAAAACACCGTCACCAATACGATTGCAGGCACTTTCAGCGAGCGCCGCCCCGGCATCGTTGAAGGCGCATGGCGCGTGTTCACCATCGAAGACCTGCTGGTCAACGTGCCGACCTCGGCCAACGCCATCGACTGGCTGCGCGAGAACGTGTTCACCAACGCCGCGGCTGAAACTGCCGAAGGCGCGCAAAAGCCCGAAAGTTCAATCACCTTTACACCCGGCACCATGCCGGTGTCGACGGTCGCGCACTGGATCAAGATCACCCGCCAGCTCGCGATGGATAACGCTGCCCTGGCCGCGTACATCACCCGCCGCATGGTCTACGGCGTGAATATCCGTGTCGAAAACCAGCTGGTCGGCGGCAATGGCGTCGCTCCGAACATCTCGGGCCTGACCCTGGCCGGCAACTTCACCGCGCACGGCTATACCGCCGCCTCGCTGACTGGCCTAGGCCTGTCGCCAACGAACCGCTTTGACCTGATCGGCAAGATGATCGGTGATTGCGCTACTGCCGACTACCCGGCCGATGTCGTGATCCTGAACACGTCCGACTGGTGGACGATGCGCCTCGCGAAGGACAGTCAAGGCCGCTACCTGCTGGGCGATCCGGGCTCGACCGTCGTGCCGACTCTGTTCGGCCGCCCGGTTGTGGCATCGAACGCCATGGCCGCCGGCATGGTCTGGGTCGGCAGCCTTGCGCAAGCCGCCACCCTGCACACCCGCGAGGGCATCGCGGTCGATCTGTCCGACTCGGACGGCGACAACTTCACCAAGAACTTGATCACCATCCGCGCTGAGCGCCGCCTGGCGCTGACCGTCGAGAAGCCTGCTGCCGCTCGCTACGGCCTGCTGCTGCCGGCATAACCCCAGCGGGGCCAGCTCCGGCCGGCCCCGCCACCAGGAGCACTCCCATGAAATTAGTCGAAATCGAAATCCTCGGCATGGCAATCACGCATGACCACGGCACGCTCGGCCAGGGCGATGTTCTGCGCACCAGCCCCGAGTTTGCGCGCCACCTGGTCGATGACTGCAAGGTGGCCAAGTACTCGAAGGCGAAGGCGCCCGAGCCGGAGCCTGAAACACCAGATGCCGCAGTAGAGCCGGCCACCGAAACCCCAGAAGACGAGCCTGCCCAAGCGCAGAAGCCCGCCAAAAAGCGCTAAAGGACACGTATGGCAAAGACAATCAGCATTTCGGCCGAGGTCGATACGGCGTCCTTAAGTGTCGCTGTGACCGCAGCACCAGGTAGCGCTGGCATTGCCGTTGCCTACGCATTAGCATCGTCCAGCGTTATGATCGCGAATACAAGCCTGGGCGCCACGGTGCAATATAAGGTTGGCTCCGGCGCATGGCTGGAAATTCCGGTCTATTCTGCGGTGCCTGTTGAGGTAAACCTGTCGTACGAGCAGATCATGCTTCGCCGCGCCAGATTTGACGGCGGTGAGTGCAGCGTTCGTATCGATGTCGACAGCGTTCCGCGCATCAGGGCCGGCGGGAGCACGTTGGCAAAGAGGGAGCAGTCAGCGCGCCAACTCCGCATGGCCATCTTCGGCGATTCCCTGTCTGACGGCGGCGCGCCGGGGCGAGCTGCTGGGATTTTAGACGGCCGCCCATGGTACGGCAGCACGACCGTCGTCACCCCGGCCAACTTCGGTGGGCTCACCTGGCTGTACAACGCTATGGTCGATGGGCGCGCGGGCGCGGCTGGCAACGGCATCGGCACCATCGAAACCGACGCACGGTGCTGGATGCGCTGGACCTACCTCGGCGACACACCGGGCCCATGGATCGATGTCAGCACGGGTGGGTTCTTCGTACTGCCGAGCGGGACATTCGTCAATTCCGGCATCTTCGTCAAGATTCGCGGTGCGACCCCTGGGGTCCCGAACGCCTCCAGCCTCGTCAACACCGCTGGCATCCCTTCTATCTCCGACTACAACCTGCTCGGCTACGTCCCTTGGCTGGTCGGGCAGCTGGGCGCCACGTTCACCGACTACCAGACGTTCGCCATCCCCGGAGCCACGTCGGCCGACGCGCTGAAATTTGTGCCCCAAGGGCTCCTTACGCCGCTGGCCGCCGCTTTACTTCTGATCGGCACCAACGATTCGCCCGACACCCCGGCGAAGGCGCAGGCCAGCGCGGCCAACATCATTGCCGCCATCGACTTGATCCGCGTGAAAGTGGAGTACCTTGCCGTGGGCGAGCCGCCGCCGAACATCAACGCCACGCAAACGGTAAACAAGTTCATGGGCGTCGTGGGCGACATTGTGAGCGCGTATTGCGCGTCACTAAAAGGCAACGTTGAATACATCAGTTCCTGGGATCGGATGGTCGCCTCGGGCGCGAGTGTAATTGGGTCCGGTGCCGGCGCGCGGCCAGGCGCCTACTTTGATGACATCCACCTGATGCCGTTCGGCGGTAACGAATTTGCAGCACCCTACGCGGCTGCGTTCCTGCGCCGCTTCTCGCGCGCCCCGTCGCGCCGCCACGCGTTGCGCACCTGGGATTCGACGGCGAGAGCCGGGTCGTTCAACCTGAACCCTACGTTCCGGGGCACTGCGGGGATTTTCGGCGGCGCTACGCCCACAGCGGCAGGCAATGGCGTCACCGGCACGGTGCCAGATGGCTGGACGCTCACGCGCGTAGCTGGCGTCAGCGGCACGGCCACGCAGACCTGCACAACGGCCTTCGAGGCGTCCCCAGACGGCGGACTTTCGCGCTACACGATGGATGTTGCCGGCGCCTCGCAGGGCGACTATCACGAGTTGTCGCAGCAGTTCAACGTGCCGGCCAATATGACGGCGGGGGAGTTCTTCCAATTCCTCACGGAGACACAGACCGTAGCGGCGAACGCTATCGGCCTGGCGATCTGGCAAGCTCAATGCGTCGCCGGGGGCAACATCCAGTCGTCGTATGTGTTCCAGACGGGCCGCGATGTGGCTAACTTCACAGTTGAAGGGCCGATGCTAGAGCTACGCGGTGAACCTCAGAAGATGCTGAGCGGCTTTACCCTGTTCACTATTCGAATCCGGGTCGGCGCACGCACCGGGGGCGGTACCGGCAAGGTTGGATTGAGGGTTGGCAGCATGGACCGTGCGCAATGACCTCGCGCCAAATCACCGCGCCGGTGGCGCTGGCGGTTTCGATGGAAACCGCGAAGCTCCAGCTGCGCGTTACGTCGTCCGATCTGGACGCATCGATCGAGCTGTGGCTCAAGGGCATTACGCGCGAATGCGAGCACCAGATCGGCCGCGCGCTGGTCACGCAGGCCTGGCGCACCACGCTGGCCGCCTTCGACGACGCCATCCAGCTGGAGCGCGCGCCGCTGATCGCCGTGCAGAGCGTCAGCTACTACGACGCGGGCAACGGGCTCCAGGTGCTGGCGCCCGATGCGTACTACGTGGACGCCGTGACCGAGCCGGGCTACATCGTGGCCGCAGCTGGCGCGCCCTGGCCGGCCACCTTCGCGCGCGGCAACGCTGTCACCGTGGAATACACCTGCGGCTACGGCGACACGGACGACAAGGTGCCGGAAAACGTGAAGCTCTACATCTTGGCGCGCCTGTGTGAGCAGTTCGACCCGGCCACGCGCGAGTTCAAGGCCACGTCGCAGTCCATGTACGTGGACCGGCTGCTGGACGCCTGCCGGGTGTATTCGTGAGCGGCTTCGCGCAGACCCTGCGCCACCTCGTGACGATCCAGAAGCCGGGTGGCCGTGATGCGCTCGGCCAGCTGCTGCCGAACGGCTGGACGACGTTCGACACCGCATGGGCCGACATTCTGGTCGTCGGCGGCTTGGAGTCGATCAAGGCCGGCGCCGTCACCGCGCAAAAAAAGGTCTCGATTCGGATGCGGTACCGCACCGACCTGACGGAGGCCATGCGCGTGCTCCATGGCACAACCGTCTACAAAGTGCTCGCGGTGCTGCCGGACGAGCGTAACCATCAACACGTCGACCTTGCATGCGAGACCACGAAATGATCACTATCGATACAGGCGCGTTTGCAGACGCGATCAAAGCGGCCACCGACCAGATCGCCGAGACCGTGAGCGAGTCCAGCCTGCGCGCCGCCGCGTTCGCCGGCGCCGAGATTTTCCGCGACGAGGCAATCCGCAACGCCGCCAAACACCGCAAAACTGGCGTGCTCGAAAAGAACATCATCGTCAAGCGCCTGGAAGAAGAATCGAACGGCGGTGAGCGCCAGGCGTATCTGGTCACCGTCCGCACCGGCAAGTTCGGCGCCGACGGTGACGCGTTCTACTGGCGCTTCGTCGCGGGCGGACACAAATTTGTGCCGCGAAACAAGAAGATAAGTAAGAAGACTGGCAAAAAGATAGGCTGGAAGGCTCACCGTGCTGCTGCGGAACTGGAATACGGCACGGCATCAGCGCCTGCCTACCCTTTTATTCGTCCAGCATTCGACTCAAAAAAGAAGGAGGCAACCGCGGCTGTGAACGCCAAGCTGGCCGAGAAAGCTGGTGGCACATGAGCATGGAACTGATGGTCGCCACCGCGCTCCAAGGCCTAGTCGACGGGCGCGTGTACCCGGACTTTGTCGAATCCGGCGCGCTGGCGCCGTACATCGTATTCCAGGCTGTTGGCGGGAGTCCGATCAATCTTCTCGGCAGCGAAGTGCCGGACAAAGAGCTATCCCGCGTGCAGGTCTCCGTGTGGGCCGCCACGCGCTTGGAAGCCTCCGACCTTGGTAAGCAGGCAGAGAACGCCTTGCGCGTCGTGGCGGGCCTGCAAACCACCGTACTGACGGGCCGCGTTGCGACCTTCGACGAGGACACCGAGCTGCGCGGCACGATGCAGGACTTCGAATTTTTCACCTGACCTGATTCTCTTTTTCATGCCCGTTTCGGGCGAACCACCGACCCGCCCTGCGCGGGTTTTTTACTTCCCGAAAGGAAAACACAATGGCTGTTTCTCTCCCTAACGGTATCGTCTTCGCCCTGGCGACCGCGTACGCCGCAAGTCTCACCGTCACCGCCGCGTCCAACGCGAACGAAGCGGTCCTCACCGTAACGAACACCTTGGCCGCCGGCGACTTCTTCGAATTCACCTCGGGCTGGAGCAAGGCGAACAACCGTGTGTACCGCGCCAAGTCTCCAACGGGCACCACCATCGTGGCCGAAGGCCTGGATACCACGCTGACCGCGCTCTACCCTGCCGGTACCGGCGCGGGCTCGATCCGCAAGATCAACAGCTGGACCCAGATCACTCAGATGATGGGCTGCACCAGTTCCGGCGGCGAGCCGCAGTACCAGACCTATTCCTTCATGGAGCAGGACTTCGACAGCCAGATCCCGACCACCACCTCGGCGCAATCGCTGGCCCTGGAGATTGCCGACGATCCGGCACTGGCTGGCTACCAGGCGCTGCGCACCATCGCGCAAACCCGCAGCACTACCGCCATGCGCGGCACGCTGCCGTCGGGAAGCCTGATCCTCTACAACGGCATCTTCGCGTTCGACGAGACCCCGTCCATGACGAAGGGCAACCTGATGTCGGTCAAGGCCGGCGTCGCGCTGCAGGGCCGCCCCGTTCGCTACGCCTCGTAATTCCCCGTGACCCCCGGCCCGCATCAGCGGGTCTTTCCATGCCGGCGGCTTGATCCCCGCCGGTCTTTTTCCTTAGAAAGCAAAAAATGACCAAGACCACCAACAAGAAATTCTCCCTGAATGTTGCCCCTACCTTCAAAGCACCCGTTCAGATTCAGATCCCAGGCGCCGGCGAGGCCGAGATCGTGTTCACGTTCAAGCACCGCACCAAGAACGAGCTGAAAGAATTCACAGAATCGCTCAAATCCGCAGACGGCGAGGACGGCCCGAACGACACGGACGTGCTGCTCGACATCACCAGCGGCTGGGATCTGGACGAGCCGTTCGACGCTGACTCGCTGAACAAGCTAACCCAGCGCTACATGGGCGCGGCACAGGCTGTCATCGCCGCCTACTTCAACGAGCTGACGGGTGCCCGCGCAAAAAACTGACCGCGCTTGCAGAGGCCATGTACACCAAGGCCCCGACGCCGGAAGAGATTGAGGCAACGGGGCTGGCAGTGGAGGACTTTGTAAGCGAAGCGGTGGAGCCCTGGCCCGACAACCTCGTGCCGCTGCTGCTGTTCCAGTTCCTGCGCACGCAATGGCGCTCCGGCGCTGGCGGCCCAAGCGGCCTCGACTACACGGTGATGCACCGGAAGATGGATCGCATGGGACTGGATCCGGACGAATACGACCAGCTTGAGCACGACATCCAGATCATGGAAATCGCCGCGCTCAACTGCATCTACGCAAAAACCTAACCGCCTCCGGGCGGCATTCTTATTTGGGCAAGCCAATGGCTGAAACTACAAACACCGCAACGATCAAGGTCGTGCTCGACGCCGACGGTGTTGATGCCGGCTTGCGCAAGATCGATCAGGGCGCTGCGCAAACCACGCGCGTTCTCGAAAATCTCGGGAAGAGCAACGGCGTCAACGCCCTGGGCGACGGCGCCGTCGATGCGGCCGGCAAGTTCGCCGGCGGCACGAAGACCATCATCGACGCCATCCAGCGCCGCGCAGTCGCGCTGGAGATGGGCAAGAAGGGCACGGTCGAGTATTACACCGCGCTGGCCAGTTCCAAGGGCATCGACACGGCGGCCCTAAAGCCATACCTCGACCAGCTGGACGCCGTGACGCGCAAGACCGCGCAGGCCGCCGAAGCACAGAAGAAGCTGGACGACGGCGCCGCATTCATCAATGGGCTGCGCGCGCGCACTCAGGAAATCGGCAAGAGCTCCTCCGAACTGGCGGCCATGCGCGCCGCGCAGCTTGGCGTGAGCGAGACCGCGCAGCCGCTGATCGAGCAGCTGCGCGCCGCCGAAGAGGCCGCGTCCGGACTGGGCGGCACGCTCGGCATCGCCGGCACCGCGCTCCAGGCATTCGCCGCGGCTGCCGTCGCCGCTATGTCCATCAGCGCCGTCGCCGCCGGCATCCAGACCGCAATCGACGCGCTGGCCAGCCTGGACGATATGGCCCAGAAATCTGGTTCGTCCGTCGAGAGCCTGTCGCAGCTGCAAAAGGTCGCGCAGATGACCGGGCAGGATTTCGGCGAGGTCAATTCGGCCGTCAACAAGCTCGCCAAAGGCATGGGCGGCCTGGACATCGACTCCAACAAGGTGCTGGGCGCGCTCAAGACGCTGGGCGTTTCCGCCACAGATTCGGCGGGCAAGCTGCGCGCGCCGTCCGAGGTGATGATCGAGGCGGCGAAAAAATTCCAGAACTACGCCGACGGCGCCGGCAAGGCCAAGCTGGCCAACGACCTGTTCAAGGGCAGCGGCGCCGACCTGCTGCCGTACCTGAACGACGTGGCCGAGAGCGTCGACGGCTTCACCGGATCGAGCACCGCCGCCGCCACAAAGGCATCGGAGTTCGGCGACAACATGGGCGCGGTAAGGGTGCATGTCGGCGAGCTGTGGACCGAGATCGCAACGAATCTGCTCCCGAGCATGATCAAGTTTTCCAAATATGTGAAGGACATCACGGAAGGCGACCGCTTCAAGAAATTCATGGTCGATGCGGGTAAAGCGGCAGCGAGCTTTGCCGAGGCAGTGGAAAAGATCGCACCGGTAATCGTTTCGGCCACGAAGATCGTTGCGACATATTTCGGCTTGTTCGTGCTGGCTCCAAATGCCTTCAAGTTGGCAGCTGTGGGCCTGGAAATCTTTTGGCTGGCTGCTCAGCTGGCCGCCGCCAAGGTGGCGACAGCAGGTGGCGTCATGGCCGGCCTGAATACCACACTATGGGGCACCGGCCTCTCTGCGCAGTTCGCCTCCGGCTGGATGGGCAAGCTCAAGATTGCTGGCGGCGTGCTGCTCGCCTTTTTCGCAGGTTGGGAAATTGGCAAACTTCTATACGAGGAATTTGATTGGGCGCGTGTTGGGGGGCTGATGTTCGTCGAAACCGTCCTGATCGGCTTTGAGCAGATCAAGGCCGGGTGCATCATCGCCTTCGACTTGCTGGCGGCTGGCTGGAACGGGGCGCTGGGAACGATGAAGGTGGCTTTCAGCGGCTATTTGACAGGCGTCGCCGAGGGCCTCGCCAAAATCGGGGCAACCGATGTGTCGAAGAACGTGGCCGCCTATGCCGACTCGCTGCTCAAGGCTGGCGCCGTTCAGATCAGCAGTGCGAAAGGAGTGGGCGCGGCCGTAGCCAAAACGGCAGCCGAGTACGAGAAGAACGTCACGGCGATCAAAGCAAACATCAAAGAGCTGACAGCGTACGCGGCGATCAGCGACCGCATCAGCGTAAAGGATGGCGTTGGCGGCCCGCCGAAAGTGGAAAAGCCGGAAGCCCCAAGGTTGAAGGAGGACGACGGCTCGGCTGCGAAGCAAGCGAACGCATATGCCAAGCTTACCGCCTCCATCCAAGAAAAAATTGCAGCAAATGAGCTTGAACTTCTGACCGGTGATGCGGTGTCAGAAAGCCAGAAAATGGAAATCAAGCTGAACTACGAGCTGCGCGAAAAGATCGTCACACTTTCAAAGGAAGAGGAAAAGCTCACCAGAATTCGCCTTGCAGGACTAGCGGTATCTGAGAAGAATTTAAAGCTAAGTGCTGCTGAAAAGGGCGTGGGCGAATACATCAAGCAGAACACGCTCGCGCGCGAGGCATCCGTCGCCGCCCTTGCGTCCGAATATGAGCTGTACGGCAAGGGTTCCGATGCGCGTGACATCGCCGCAGTCGGCCTGCGCAACGAGGCCGAGCTGAAAAAGCGGCTGTTCGAGATGGAGAAGGCGAAACTCCCCGTTTCGCAGCAGCTGATCGACCAGATGCGCGAATCGACGAAGGAGAAGGAGCGCGACGAGAAGGCGACAATGGCGCAGTCGAAGGCCCTCAATTACGCCAGTAAGCTGGCCGACGACAACCGCCGCTACGCTGCCGAATCGATTACCGATGAACGCGAGCGCGCCGCCGCGCTGCTGGAAATCGACGCGGAAATGTGGCGTGAGCGAATCGCGCTCGCCGGCGAAGGCACCGAGGCGCAAAAGCTGCTGCAATCCGAATTCACGACCTGGTACAAAAACCAGTCCGGCAAGGCCGCGATGGACGAATGGCGCAAGTCCGTGCAGCAGTACGATGACATTTTCCGCACTGGCTTTGCCGATATGCTGAACAACGGCCAGAACGGCTGGAAGTCGTTCACGAAATCGCTGGTCACAACGTTCAAGACGTCGGTCGCGGACCAGATCTACAAAATGTTTGCGCAGCCCTTCGTAATGAAGCTGGTCGCAAGTCTGGTCGGTGTAACTGGCGGCGGCGCAGTCTCTGGCGCTGCCCAGGCTGTCGGCATCACAGGTAGCGGCGGCCTCGATCTCAGCTCGATCAGCGGCATCGCATCGGCAGCCAAGGCCGCGTACGGCGCTATCAGCACGGGCTTTTCCGGAATTAGCACTGCGGTGGCTGACGGTGTTCAGACGATTCTCTACGAGACCGGTTTATCGACCAAGATTCTTACTAATGGCGCAGTAGCCAAGGGTGCTGGCGCGGTTGCCGGCTATGCGGCTGGTGCAGCGGTCGGTGTCTATGCCGGGCGCGCGGTATCGAATGGCTATGCAGTAAGCGGCTCTGGTAATGGCATGGTCAATGCCGGCACCATCGCCGGGGCGATCTTTGCAGGTCCTATTGGCGCGGCTATCGGCGGCCTCATCGGCGGCGCCGCGAACAGGCTATTTGGGCGCAAGCCGCGCGAGTACGGCGACTCCACCATAGTCGGGTCGTTCGGCACAGATGGATTCGCAGGCACCACCAATACTCCATGGGTCGAAAAGGGCGGCGTTTTCCGTAGCAGCAAGAGGGATACTGACAAGGTAGCTGTCGACTCGACCTCGGCCGCCGCGTTCACCGCCGGCTATGACGCACTCAAAGCCGCATCGATCGATTTCGCTTCTGTGCTGGGTATCCAGGCTGACGCCATCAAGACGCACGCGCAGTCGATGAGCATCAAACTGACCAAGGACCAGGCCGCGAACGAAAAGCTGATTGCCGATTTCTTCATTGGTGTGGGCGATTCGATTGCGCTGGAGCTGCTACCGACTCTGGGCGATTTCAAAATGGAGAGCGAGAATGCAAGCAGCACGCTCCAGCGCCTTGCTGTCGACTACGCGTTCATCGACGCCGCGCTCCAGGCAATCGGCGATACCTTTGGCGCAGTCGGGGTCGGCTCGATCAAGGCACGCGAGTACCTGCTCGAACTGTCGGGCGGCATGGAAGCGTTTGGCAAGGACGTTGCCTACTTTTCGCAAAACTACCTGACCGAGGCGGAGCGGTTGGCGCCGGTTGCAAAAAGCGTAGAGGCTGCCTTCAAAGAACTGCAGGTTGCTGCCCCCAAGACCCGCGAGGAATTCAAAGCGCTGGTCATGGGCCTGGACCTGACCAGCGCGAACGGTGCGAAAACGTACGCCGGCCTGATGAATATTCAGGAGGCCTTCGCGCAGCTGAATCCGGCGCTTGAGGAAGCGGCGGCAAAGGTTCGTTCCCGTGCTGATATCGAGAAGGAGCGCGCCGGACTTCAAGATCAGTTCGACCAGCTGGCCATGACACCGGAGGCGTACCGCCAGAAGCAGGTAGCCAAGCAGCGTGCTGACGTCGACCCCAGCAATTTGGACTTGTTCGACAACGTGCAGTATGGGGCCGCAGCCGATGCCGCAAACGCCGCGGCGCGGGCGGCGGCAGACAGCCTGGCCGCAACGAACAAGAGCTATCAGGATCAGATCGACGCTTTCGAAAAGGTCGGCAAGAAGGCCGCAGCGGTGCGCGAGCTGGAGATCAAGGGCATGGACGCCACGACCATCGTGTTGTATGACCTGGTCAAGGCGTACGAGGCAAGCGCGGCCTCTGCCGCAGCGGCGGCACAACTGGCATCTGTCAACAAGGGCTACGAGGATCGTATTTTTGAAATCGAAAAGCCCGGCATGGACCCGGAGAAGGTCCGCGAGCGAGAAATCGAGGGGATGGACGCGACCACGGTGAAGCTGTACGACAAGCTCAAGGCGCTGGAAGCGGCGCGGGCTGCACAGGAGGCTCTTGACCGGGCCGAGAAGGAGCGCATTGACGCTGCCCGGCGCGACCAGGAAGAGATGGCGCGCGCGCAGCAGCGCCTGGCAGAGGACGCCGCGCGCGCCGCCGAGCAGATCAAATCAGCCTGGCAGTCGGTCACCGATTCGATCTTCGACGAGGTGGCGCGTATTCGCGGCATCGCCACCGGCAATGGCGCGCAAACGCTCGCCAGCGCGCAGGCGGAGTTCGCAATCAAGAACGCCCAGGCGCAGGCCGGCAACCAGGACGCGGCAAAGCTGCTGCCCTCGATCTCGCAGAAGCTGATCGAGCTGGCCGAGGCCAACGCCACATCGCTGATCGACCTGCAGCGCATTCGCGCGCGCACGGCGGCCAGTCTCGACGCAACCGGCGCCATCCTGGCCGCGCGCTTCGGGCTGACGCTGCCGAGCCTGGCCGTGGGCACCAACTACCTGCCGAGCGATATGGTCATCCAGGCGCACCAGGGCGAGCGTGTGATCCCGGCTGCTGACAACCGGGCGCTGATGCAGATGATCAACCGTCCGGCGCCGGCTGACACGTCGGGCGCGGCGCAGCAGCAGGCGAACGCCGAGATGGTTGGCCTGCGCGCCGAGGTGCGTTCGATCGCTATCAGCAACGCGGCCGTGGCCGGGATGCTCAAACGCGTCATCAAGGACGACAAACTTCAAACGGAGGATGCATGAGCGGTATGAAGGTCATCAAGCCGACCACGATCACGACGGCGATGCTGACCAGCAGCACGGTCGCTGAGCCGGCGGCGGGCGAGGTCGTCTGGAATGCGGCCACAGCCTACGCGGCCGGCGCGGTCGTGATCCGGGCAACGACGCACATGAAGTACGAGCGCGTGATCGCGGGCACCACTGCCATGCTGCCGGAAAGCGATCCTCTCAACTGGATTGAGGCCGGCCCGACGCTACGCTGGGCCATGTTCGACCGCAAGATCGGCACGGCCACCACCGCGCCGACGGCTATCACCGTTGTCACGCGCCCCGGTAGCATCTCCGGCCTGGGCATGCTGGAACTGGTCGGCCGACAAGTGGTCGTGACGGTCAAGGATGCGCCAGGCGGCATTACGGTCTACAGCCGCACGGTGAACCTCGACGGCACCATGATCACCAGCGTCTACGAATGGTTCTTCCTCGACTTCGAACAGCTGTCGGACTTCGTGCTGACCGACCTGCCGCAGCACTTCGCTGCGTGCGAGCTGACGGTAACGATCACGAGCACGACCCCTGTCTCGGTCGGCGTGCTTCAGGTGGGTCAGGCGATGACCGTGGGCCGCGCCGCCATGGGCGCCACGGCCGGCATTATTGACTACAGCAAAAAAGAGAAGGACCGCTTCGGCAATTTCGACGTGGTCGCCGGCGCCTTCAGCAAGCGCGGAAATCTGCAGGTGCTTACCCCGGCCACCGAATTCAACAAGATTTTCCGCTCGCTCGCGGCCCTGCGAGCGACGCCCTGCATTTACATCGGTGCTGATCAAGTTGGCTTTGAACCGCTGATCATCTACGGCTTCTACAAGGAATTATCCATGGTCGTCGCGTACGCCCAGCACCATCTCTGCAACCTCGAAATCGAAGGACTCTCTCAATGACGATCACCGCAATCCCGCCACTCGACCGCACGTCTCCCAGCTTCCGCGCCGAGGTCGACACCATGTTCAGCACGCGCATTCCCACGCTGACCGTCGAGCTAAACGCCTTGGCCAGCGACCTGACGATCAAGCAGGGGCTCGCCAGCGCCGCCGCCACTGCCGCGAACAACGACAAGATCGCCACGGCCGGCATTAAGGACACCGCACAACTGGCGGCCGACGCAGCTGAAAGTTATAGAACCCAGGCGCAGTCATCGGCAGCGGCTGCGGCTGCAAGCGCCCAAACCATCGGCATCACGGCAGCTTTCTCGGATGCGAATCCGGTGGTAAAAGGCAGCGCCGATATTACCAAGCAACTGAAATTCGAGATCGACGGATTTACAGCCGCGACTACGCGCACCGTAACCATTCCTAACAAGAATGGCACCATGGCTATGTTAGAAGACAGCGGCCTTGGGTTTCTTGGCGAAGTGGTATTAGTAACTGCTACTGCAAATATCGATTTTCTGAGTATTTTCAATGGGGGGATTTATGACCGATTTTTGATAACCATTCAAAATGCAAATTCAACCACCAGCGGCTCTGAATTTCTTATTCGCTATGCAATTGCGGGGGTGGTGGACTCGACAGCAAGTTACAACGCCAGCGCCTACGGGTCCGTATTAGGCTCAACAACAACGGCGCTGGCGTTGGGTACGCCATCAGCGGGTAATCCTATGCAATCGGAGTTCACCCTCTACAACAATGACATCGGAAACAGCAAACGTAGCCATGTTTGTTCGCCGTCAGGCAATTTCGGCGAGATCCTACGAGGATTTCACTATAAAGCGACTCCGGTAGCACTGAGCGGATTCAGGATATATGTCGCAAACGGTACTGATCTTATTGCAGGTACTACAGTACGTGTGTACGGATTCAAAAAAGCGTAAAGGATGAATATGAAAGTAGCATACTGGGATGATGAGTAAGCGCGATTTCTACCGCACCTTGACGTTGCCCTAATCGACGGGCAAGCGGCTGTTAAACAGCAGTAAAGTTGAACGGCAACAGATCGGCAATGTCGGCACCGGCCTGGCGCTGCGGCAGTTCT